TCATGATTTACCTTTGCCCAATCGTGGATTCTTGCCCGTAAAGTGGCCGTTTGGATCAATGTCTTCAAAACCGTGTTCTGCAAGCGTCTTCCAATCGAAAGATGCGGGGGGCTTTTCCTTATCCGATCCCAACTGAAGTTGTTGTGTTGCCTGGGACAGCGCTTCCGAGACTTTCGCGCTGGAGGGCATGGTGTAAGGAACCTGAGACTCCAGGCTTGCGTGATGCAGGCACTTTTTGCGAATAAGCGGATCGACTCCGGCATCCGTCAATCGACGGCCATAGTTGTGGCGATGGCCGTGTGGATCTAACCCTACGGTCTTGTCGGGTTCGAGACCAATTCGTCTTAACCCAGCCGCATAATTTTGGTTGAAGGAATTGTAGGTATAGGGATTGCCCAGATAGCGAGAGTCGAAGCTAACAAACGCATAGGGATGATGGCACTCCACCGATGCACGGAAAACCAAATACTGTCGCCACAGCGACATGAATACTTGGGCAAACTCTTGCGGGAAGAAATGCGCCTCCAGGTAGCCATCCTTGTCATCTAGGGTTTTGGATTTCCAGCCGAGATGTGGGGTTTTTTGCATCTCCTGGCGCGGGATGCGTGCGTATTTTTCTTGAAGGTACGCCTTGCGGGTTTTTATCCCTTTTCGGGACTTCCAGCCTTCAGGTGCCTTACCTTCTATCTCGTTGTAGATCCTCACGATTGCCCGATCTGGATCGGAGGGGTCTTCAAAGACATCGGTGACCCAGAGCAACAGTGCTTCGCTCACCCTCAATCCCGCCCCGTGCATCAGGAGTACGATAAGCTTGTCCCGCAGCACAACTCGCGGGTCTTTGGCTCCTCCCAAGCCCTTCATATAGAAGTCTTCAAACTTTCCCGTAGGGAAGGCGATGGCATCGTCATTGGTTTTTACCAGAGGTGTTCTGCCCTTGATGCTGCGGGCTCTCTTTACCGTGGTACTAATCGAGGTGTCTTTAATGTGCCCGAGGAAATCATGCTGGTTACGCCTAAACCAAGCGGCGTACTGAATGCGTTCCTCATGTCGAGTGGCTGTGCGCAAGGTATTGAGAGGCTTGCCCAGACCTTTGTCCGAGAGCCAATTGGTGAAATTCGTCAGATTGCTGATGTGTCGATGTATCGTGCCATTACTGGCCGGTATCCAATACAGGCCAGAGGGGTCCAATCCATCTTCACCGATGGTCCCGCTGTAGAGCCGTCGGACGAAGCCCGCGAACAACGCTTCGGGTTCATCGAACATGCCTTCGTTGGCATCCATGAACTCGATGAGGAGTCTAATCGACTGAATATGGTTGGTGATTGTTGAAAGTGAGATGCCATTTAGGTGAAGGCTAAGCACATAATCTGTGACCGACCCCAAAACCCCTTGGTCGGTCAGGATCACCGGGATCTCTGTGGCCACGCCACTGTTATCCTGAACTACCTTAGCTGTAACCTTCGTTGCAAACATCCTTGAATCTTACACAAATTACACAGTATTTATTATATATATAGTGCAGTCTTCAGGAAAAAGAAACCCCCAATTAAGGGGGTTTTTATCAAATTTACACAGTTCTATGTACTATAGAGAACTACTGGCCCCCTTCTTTTACTCGCCTTTCAGCGCCTTTATTTCAGCCTGCAACTCTTCCACCTGCCGCGCCAGAACCTTAACGGCGGAAATGGCATCCAGCAATAACGGGTTGCTGTCCAGCACCAGGTTTACTTCGTCACCGTTGTGCACTTCCTTGACGTAGCACGGATCAATGTTGCGGATCTGCTGGGCAATCACCCCGCGCCGTACACGTCGCTTATCATCATCCTTATAGACGAATGTTTTTAACTCCATCGCTTTGATGTTTTCCAGCGATAACGTGCCGTCTGTATCAGTGATCTCATCCTTAAGCGTGGCATCACATACGGCTGCTGATGTTACCTTCTGCCAGCCCTGGAAATTGCCACCCTCTACTGAACGGAACCACATACCGCTATTCCGCCCGCATACCTGAAGTCCGTACTGCCCCGCCGCCGCTATAGCATGCCCGGTACTGAACCCGAACACGACACCACCGGTCGGGGTATCGGTGTCGCCAGTTAAGAAATATGTCCTTTGCGTTGAGATAAGTTTCTGCCAGTTGCCAAAACTGTTTGTCTGTCCTGGTATGTGCGTTATCACTGAGCCACCCAGGCCGTTAGACCTGAATCCATATGATTCCGCCTCAACAAGAACTCCGGATGCGTCATACCGTGATTGTGTAATATTGCCTTCGGCTAAGTTGTTTCCAACCGTATAGCCGGACTGCATAGCCATTTCGTGCACCGTTTTCTCATCGGCGCGATAGACGGATTTTACTTCCCCGCCTTTTACTAATGTTCCAGAACCCGGCAAAGAGGCGTCCGCGTTAGTAACTGTCCATAGCGTGTTAGCCGCCGTAAACCCGCCGGATGCGCGGATGATCCAGACACCGACAAAAGAGTTAGGCCATACCTGGTTAGCGCTACGCCCATATACAGGGTTATAAGAATTAGCATCAAAATACACATAAGTGTATCGGTTTGGTGTGCCGGTAGCCGATGACGTAACAAATCCGTTTGTGAGATCAGTCTCGCGAACACTAAAGGCACCTGTCCCGCTGGATGCTACCGCCCTCCCGGCTGCATCAACAGCACCAATACGCCCTGATATGTTAGGCGCGGCACTTTCGTAAACGTTACCCGCTGGCAATAACCCACCCTGATCGCCCCGACCAAATAGCCCAGGAATTGACCCGCTTTGTACACCGTTAAAGTCTGGCACACGGAAAGTAGTCGATCCATCGCCGTTTGAGTAGTTGCCTCGCTTCCCCGGGTTAGCCAACCAATCGGCATCATCAATCGGCGTGTGCATCTGCGCATGCACCCATAATTCAGGCCAATCAGCACGGTTAAGGATCTGCCCGTCAGACACCACCGCCCACGCCGGAGTAAAGGCGCGACTTGTCCACAAAATCGGCATACCTACGCCGAAGTTTTGTACCCCGTTCATGGTTGGCCCGGTTCCACCTCCGCCAGATACATAGTTCTCCACCCAACGTTGCGTCGTTGCGTCATATGGGTTTACCGGGTCTCCCGCTAACGGGGTTGACCCGATCGGGCGAACGTTAAGCCAGGCGGCGGCACGGTCCGCCAGGTCTGACAGGTTCAGCGATTTAACGAGTGCCTCAGCAGGATTGTGAGATGCCGCTTCTGCTGCGGATTTCTTCGCTTTCTCCGAATAGTGAAGCGCTGAATATTCGTTACCTGCTACCGGGTCATCCTCCGGATTAAGCGCATATTTACGAGCCAGCTCCTTATAGCCTTCAGCATTCGTTTCGCTCTGGGAAGCCTCAGTGGCTGAGCCCTGCGCGCCGGTTGCAGCAGTGGATGCAGTCTGCGCATCAGTTGATACCTGCTGAGCAGTGTCAACGACCGTGTTTTTATCGGCTTCAACCTGCTGCGCATCCTGTTTGATTTGTGCAGCAAGTTGATCGAGATACTCAACATCCAGTGTGTTCAGAATGTTTGCAATACTTAACCACGAGGGGCCAGTGAAGGAGGAGCCATCCGGTAACATGACGGTGATATGACCGTCCACACTGAATACAGCCTGCCAGTTTTGTTTGTCGTAGTTCAGCCCACGCAATGCCTCGGTGCTCTGCACCACCAACGCCGCCGTAATCTGGTTCTGCGTGGCACGTGGTACTGCGTTCCACGCGGAACCTTGCTGTGTAGGACCGGGATATTTGCTGATGAGGGTGATTTCTGTGTCACTGGCAACGGACTTAACCGGGAGGGTGTAAGTTACACCGCCAACGGTAGCGACAACGAAATCACCTGCCACCAGATCTGTGGTGAATGCTGTTCCATTACCCGTTATAACATCAGCGTTATGAGTCAGGGTTAAGGTTCCTGCTGACATAGGGTTCTCCAAAATTCAGATAATAAAAAACCCGCCGAAGCGGGTTATTTTTTTGAGGTTTATATCGAACAGTTCGAACTGGTGAAATTATTTTTATTCACCCATCGCCAGTTGAATGGATAGCCGGCCCTGAACTCAGTCTGGTTCGATACTTTTCGCACACCATAAATCTGCACCGTTTGCTGTTGTCCGCCCAGCATTGCCTGAGCCTGACAAACCGGCTCCTGCTTTTCCAGAATAGTTCCTGAACATGCGGAAAACGCAAGACAAATCAAAACCGAATAAATGATTTTTTTCATATTTAGCACCAGAGATAATTATTCAGATAAAAAATAACCAACTGAACTAAATAATAGAAATAGTTTAAATAGATCAATATCACTAAATTGATCGTTTAAAACGATCAATTAATCATATGCGGCTGTATTAATCGCCGTTATTGCAATCCCGGCATTTGTGTAACCTGTCGGACTGCCCCCGTTCCCGGCATTACCAGATGCAGCATTTATTCGCGTTGTGCTCCCGCTGAAACCACACGCCGTATACGCCTGTACGAATACGATCGATGGAGGCTGAGTGTTGTTATTCTGCAATAATGTACCGCCAAGAGTGGCAGGTGCAACTGCATAACTGCCAGCCAGGGTTACATCTATATTCAACCCGCCGTTACTACCCGGGGTGCCTACTGTCACCAAATCGCTTAAGACACGGCTTTCATTTGTCAGGACCAGTTTCCCGGCGGCATCCCAGAAAGCTATTCCCCATGCAGGTAATGACTGAGGGAAAATTGCGAAGATGTAAGCGGTCAGAGTATGAGCCTGTGACAGATAATTTGACGACCCGGCCGTCACTGTGTTTCCGCTCCGCCCAGCCGAAACATAAGTCCCGCCCTGCGTCACCGTCGTCTTGCAGAAAACCATAACCGGATAAGAGGAATCAATCGCGACGTTGATCGTCGCCTGATGATAAGTCCCATTCTGAACTGAGTTCGCCGATACTTTTCTATAGAGACAGAATGGCGTCGAATTTGGTGTAACAAAAGGATTCCCGTTTTCCATCAGGATCATTGCACCATAATCAGACATCTACGCTTTCTCCACAAAAATCACCAGCTCGCAGGCGTTTGCCGGATAATTCCCCACCCCGGTCGTGCTGGCTGATGAAATGGTTATTGTGCTTCCTGATGCAACTATTCGCCGACCAACAGCCGCATAAGCACCGCTTTCCACCGTGACGGCAAATCCAACTTTAAAACCTGCCGGGACCGTAAAAGAATACGTTCCAGAAGTCTGGCCAGCAGCAAGCGCTATCCGGCCAACGACTGAAACAGGTTTAATTCCATAGTTATTTGGGACGCCATTTGCGTCCCATGTCTGAATCCCCCACGCCATCAGAACACCCCTGTGAGTTTACCGATCTGGACGCGCAGAACACCATTGGCATCCCTTATGCTGTCAGTTACGTTTGTTGACTTTCTGGCACCAGAACCATCGCTACCGTAGTTCTCCCACGTACCGGCTTTATCCAGCCGCCACCCCTGAACGCCTGCAACGTAGTTGTTGGACTGAATGAAGGCACCAATTTTGGCATTGGTGATCGTTCCGTCCTGGATAAATGCCGAACTGATAAACACCTGGCCGTTTACAACGGCGAATGGTGAATACTGAGTCGTTCCGCTACCGCTCATCAGCACAAACTGGTTGGCGTTAAAACCGACACGGGTAATCACGGGCTGACCAGCCTGCGCCAGCACCGCAATCGACATCCCGGCGTTGTACATCACGCCATTGATTCGCACACCAGCCTTTAGCGTGTGAATGGCCGTCGCGCCATCAGCATCAACTACCGCGGTGAGTTTGTCTTCCAGCGTGGCGGTCACATCCTCGATCTGCGCCTGGACCTGGGTAGACAATTCAGCCATCGCTTTATCAACATCAGCGATGGTTGTTTTAACAATCAGGATATCCGCACGGACCTCACCCAACTGTGCCCACTGATGCTCAACGGTCGCATGATTCGCCAGAGCATTTTGCAGGGCAGCTTCCAGACTGGTGTCAATGTCTCCGGTCAGGCGATCGCCATCTTCGGAAGTCAGGAAACCATCCGCAATATCGCCGAGATAGTCGTCGGCGTTATCGTTGGACATGCCGCGGATCCAGTCGGTATATCCCGATTCGTTTCCGGTCTTATCCACCAGTTGCGCGCGGTACCAGAATTCCTGCCCTGCTCTCAGCCCGAGTTGTGTGTATTCCGACGAAGGATACGGCACATCAGAAAGCAGCAACGGATCCGAAAAATCACTGTTCGCGGTATACTGAATCTCCGTTTTCAGCGTATCCGCAGTGTTTGCCGGGAACCCCCAGTTCAGACGAATACCCCAGTTGATGCCCGTTGCCATAAAACCAACCGGCTTCGGCGGGTTGCCCACCTTACCCGTCAGTGTTTTCTCTTCCGAGTAACCCCATCCGGAGGAGATTTCCGCGGCGTTAATGGCACGCACACGCACCAGATAGCGCCCGGCATAAATCCCCGGAATGTCGAAAGATGTGGTGGAGCTGCGTGGTACGTTTACCCAGTTGCCATCATTGCGGCGCCACTGCGCTTCATAAGCGATAGCATTGGGCGCCTGGTCCCAGCTGGCACGCATCGTCTCGACGCTGATACCCTGCTGAACAACGGAAAACGAACTGATAATGATGTTTTCCGGCGCATGCTGATTACCCGGAGGAACGACACTGACAGGCCGCTGATCAATGATGGCGCCAGTATCAATGCGGGCATATTTATCCGGATCATGAGAAGCCCCGGAAATCGTGAATGTGCCATCGTTATTATCGGCCACACTCACAACGCGGTACTGCTGCGCATAGAGCTCATCTGATTCAGCAACCCATACACATTCGGCCTGCGGTGTTTCTCCGTAAGCTGTCGTGACTGTAATGGTCCTGCCGTTCACCGCCTGGACTGTTCTGGCCTGCGACACGCCGGACGGCAGGTTCACAATAAGACGATTACCGGGAGCTATATCAGCCACACGATCCAGGGTGAGAACCCTGCCGTTCACCGAACTGATACGACCGCCGGTGACTTTCCCCGACAGCATTTCGTCGGCGACCGCAATGACATAACCCGGCTGCGGGATGTTACCGTCCAGACCAACAGAGAAAGTCACTACCCGATCTTTGTTATTGGTCAGGATCCCCCAGCGCCCCTTACGGTTTGCCTCAGATTGCCGGGTGCAGCCGATTGCAGTGAGCTCGAGCTGATTGAAGCCGTACCGGGCAACAAGCGACTGTTCAAACACCGGCTCCATCGCGTCCGCATAAGCATTATCCGGATCGGACCAGGAGACCAGCGCCGTTGTATAGCGGGTTTTTGTCGTGCTGCTTGAATAGACGAACTGCCCGTCAATGACGTTGGCGCGTGTATAGGTGTAGTCGATATCGCGGGGCATGTCCGCCAGCGCCACTATCTGATCGCCGCCCCAGTAAGTCATCCCGCGGAATATGGCTGCGAAATCCCGCTGCACGGTGTATGCCTCATTCCGGTTCTGCACGTAAACGTTGCAGATATAACGTGGTTCGGTACCACTGCCACCCTTTCCGTCCGGCACTGGCTGATCGCAATACTGCGCCACCTGGTACAACGTCCATTTATCAATGTTTGCCGCCGTCAGGCGATTCCCCAGACCAAAACGATCCGTCACAACCAGATCGTAAAAAACCCATGCCGGGTTGTCTGTCCACGCCCATTTAAACGCGCCAGTCCATGTACCACCATAAGTCCGGGTTTCGGGGTTGTAATTATCCGGAACACGAATTACGCGCCCGCGCGGCTCGCAGGAAATTTGCGGAATGGAGCCATTAAACTGACTGGAATCAAATTCAATGTAGAGCAGTGCAGTGTTCGGATAGCGCAGCTTGGCATCGATCACTTCCGTGTAGCTTTGCAGCGTCATCGCATCACCAATTTTTGCACTATTGGCATCAGCGGTAATTTTGCGAAGTCGCACTGTCCACGTCGTTCCTGCCTGCGGCAGAGCAATGCGATGGCTGCGCTCATAACCTGATGTGGTTTTCCCGGTCACACGCGTGTTGATCACTGTCTGCCATGCGCCACCGTCGGTCTGCAGATCGATCGCATAATTAATCGAGTATCCGACCAGATCGCCGTCGTCTTCCTGCCTGAAAAGTGAGGGCCATTTCAGACGCAGGCGGATGGCTGAAAGCTGGGTATTTGTGAAGGTATGCGTCCATGCCGTACTGCTGGAGATCGCCGTACCCACATTAATTTCATTTTCGGTGCCCGGTATCCCCTGAATATATTTTTGCGCCTGAGTACCAGGACGAAATTCCCAGGCCACTCCACCGAAGTTTTTCGAACCGTCAGAGTTTTCAATGGGCGTTCCGTCAAGGTAGATGTCTTTCCCGGTCAACTGGCCTGCAAATTCGCCTTCACCCAGCGCAATCAGGATTTTTGCTTTTGCAACAGACTGCAGATCATCGGGTTGTTCGGTTGGCGTGCGGGTTTTTGAACTGCCGCCCTTGCGGCCCTTAATAGCGGTTGCAGTTGCCATATCGTACCCATAAAAAAAGCCACCCTAAGGTGGCCTGGAGGAAAGTGATTTTTTATTGCTGATCTTCGACGTAGATGCCGGCGGAGATGATTGCGCCACCGATGCGACGCTTTCCGTATAAGAGAGGAACGGGGTAACCCTGTGCGGCGGTATTCGTCACGCCACCGAAAGCGTAACTGGCCTGATTAGCAGCATCCTGTTTGCTGGCTAGACCGGTTGATTGAGGAGACAACATTTGTATGACTCCTCCAATTGCTAAAGCAGCACCAAACTTCATCAATGGCACACCTACAGCGCCCCCACCGAAGTATGTAGCAATAGCACCAACTGCCACCAAAACAACTCCCAGTATTGTTTGTAACAAACCTGCTTTTTTGCTGCCTATAATAACAGGAATGATTTTGATCACTTCCCCCGTAACAGGAAATCCGAGATCATCAACACCAATATTATTTTTCCCTTTATATACCGCATACGTAATCCCTCTCATACGGCTAGTGTTTAGATACTTTTCAAAACCATTAATAGTTTTTGTTAATGAATAAGCAGCCTCTCCTGTCGTCCGAATAAGACGATAATGAGTTCGACCAAAAATTTTCCCTAACACACCGTAAAGTTCTATGCGAGTTAGTATTTCTGACATTTAAAAACTCCATAAAAAAAACCGCCGCAGCGGTTTTTTTAGAATGTAATCATTTATCAGTTTTGAGCGGCTTTTCCGCCCGTGCATTGATATTCAACAGAGACATTCGAAACAATGCAACTACCCCAGCCATCTGTTTGACCACATTGAACAGTCTGACCGCCAAAAGGTTCTGCCCCTTCATATCCCCATGTTTTGCATTTCTGTCCTGCCAATAAAGAAGCCTGATTTAGATCGACAACAGGCTTTTCAAACTGACCAACTGTATAACCCATTCTCACTGTACCATCGGCTTTACTTCCCCCCATAGGGACCATTTCTTTACGAACTGAGCAGCCAGATAAAATCATAATGGCCAGTGTTGCCACGATAACTTTTTGCATTTTTAGTTTCCCTTGTTTGCAATCGGAAACATCTTAACATCAACACAAAGTTATCGAAACTATGCTTATCTTTGTATCTACACGCTTCAAATTAGAATAGTGACTCATATCTCAGGATTTTCATCGTTCTTTCCTTCCAATATCCACCATACGGAACCCGTTGGCTGAGATGCCCATAAAGGTGATGCAGCAACATGTTACCGTCCAGCAGGATCCCGGCATGGTTCCACTTATTCGCCTGGACCTGCATGATCACCATATCGCCTGGTTGTGGCGCACCTTCAAACTCCCGGAATCCACATTCAAACCAGCACTCCTGATAAAAATTATCCGGATACTGATCTTCCCACCACGGATAATCCACGCGGTAATCCTGAAGTTCTATCCCGTGGGTTTGCCGGAAGTAGCTCATCACCAGCCCCCAGCAATCGAAGTGACCAAGAACAAACGGTCGCTCGAGCAACGGTAGCTCCCCGCGAGGCTGAATGGTCCGTAAATCACCTTCCGGCCAGCTGACAATATGCCAGGGGAGAAGCGTTGCGTCACACTGAGCCTTATCCAGTTCACTCGGTTGCGTTGTTGCATCCGGATGGCTGTGAACGATAGCGATCACCGTTCCCCAGTCTTCTGCGGTCGCATAATCCTCCGGTGAAAGATGAAAATGCTCTGTCGGTTCTGCTGCCAGATTGCGGCACGGAAAGTAACGCTCAACACGGCTTTTCTGCGCTACCACACCGCAGGATTCCCGAGGATACTCGGCAGCGGCATGCGCCATAATGGCACTAATGGTTTTTTGCCGCATATTAACTCCTGATTAAAGAGGTGCCGGGGAACCCGCCAAACGGTAACTCGTTACTTTCACCATGTCGCAGTTTGCAGGCCGTAAGAGTACCGTTACATTCATCCAGGGAAGGATCACTGACGGGCTTGTTGTTTTTATCGAAATAGCGCGTGCCGGCATAATCACAGCCATCGCCGGAACGATACTTATTGCGAATGCACCAGGTACACAGAGAATGCAACTGGCGCGTCGGGATCATCAGCCCCTGCAGGTCCATCGGGCTGGTCAGCGTAAATTCAACAACCTCGTTGGTCTCGCTGCTTTTAGCGTCAATGTAGAAAACCTTCAGCTTCTCCTGCGTCGGATCGGCTGTCGGGTTACCGCCAGTAAAATTTCTGGCATCAAGATACTTCGCCAGGGTGTCGTGGACAGCCACTTTCGCTTGCAGAAGATCATCATAAGCAAGACACAGGGCAGTAATCGAACTGTCGAGATTGGCTACGCTGAGCTTGGGTTGTGGGCTGGTGCCGTCAGTGGTTGCCTCAATGCCTTCGATCTGACATGGCCAGGCTTTATATTCATTCCCCTGCCACCAGATCGACTTTGCCGGGAGTTTACTTTCATCACCGCCGGCAGCGTCAATTTCCTCCGGCGTATACGCGACGTTATGCGCGTGAAAATGCATCACGTCAGACACACCAAACGCGGTTCCGTCGACTTCAAAAAGCCGCACCGGATTGCCTGGCTCAAGCTTCTGATAATCTGTGTGCAATGTCATGGTGCAAATGCCTGCTCGAATGTTGCTGTAATGGTCATAACCTTTTTGTTTTTGACCACCTTCCTGAGGCTGTCAGCCTCAACCCTCCACAGGTTTTTATCCTCGTAAGGGGGCGTAAAAACAAAGGACTTCGTTTTATGCCGGCGTAAAAACGCGTAGATTTCCAGCGCTGTTTTCGGGTTTCCTGTATATGAAAACTCATAAGTGAGCACTTCATCATTCAGGCCCGATCCGCTGATCTGCGTATACCCGTCACCAAACTGCACCTTCCGGACTGCATCCCTGCTGCCCGTTGTCGGCTGACTTGCCGCCTGGATACGCCAGGTAAAAGTTTCTATTGCCATAAAACCTACCTGCCTTTTGTCGCATTCCAGATTAGACCGCCAGGCTGGATCGCTTTGGCAATCCCTTCATTCACCGATTTATTAATCACCTGCTGATAGGCTCGTCCCAGCGCTTCCCCGTTGTTCTGCTGCTGTATACCGGAGGAGGGATTTTCAACCGTCACCGGCGCATAGACACTGACGCCGAAGGGTGCCGCCGGACCTGTTGAACCTCCACCTACCAGACCACCAGAGGCATAGCCCTTCATCATCCGGTACAGGTTGCTGACGCCGATCCGGCTGGTAGCCTCTTTTGTGAAAACAAATTCACCACGGTGAACCACCCCGGCGGGCTCATACTTCCCACCTGAACCAGTGAAACCGCCACCAGCAAAACCGATAGCCGAAGTTGCTGAGCCAACAATTCCTACCAGAGCCTGCTTCATCAGGATCTGAGTCAACATCGACAATGTCGCTCTGGTAAAATCAGCCATTTTCGCCTTACCTGTTATCAACATGTCAGACAGATTTTGCGACATACCATCAAAGGTACTGGCTGCGGCTGACTTCATCTGTCCATAAGCATCGGTTGCTGAATCTGCATAATCAGCCCATGCTGATTTAGCACCAGACAGCCAGTCACCGCGCAGATTGTCCTGCGCTGCGTAGTAGTTTTTCAGTGCGGCCAGTTCATTCTGATAACCCTGGTTGGCATCAGTCCCCCCCGCATTGAGCCATCCCTGACGAAGTTGCGCCTCTTCATTCTGACGTTGCGCGGCCCGGCTGCTCATCGCACCACCAGCAACCAGCGCCCGCGTTTTCTCGCCGATCTGCGTGACGTATTTCCGGGAGGTATCCTGCAGGCGGTTCAGGCGCTCCTGCGCCATGATCTGATCACCGAGGCGCGCGTTAACCTCTGCGCGGGAAAGGACTTCATCCTTGCTGGCCAGTAAGGATTTTTCCTGAGTGGAAAGGGTTCGTGTTTTCGCGGCTTCTTCAAGGACAGTAAACCGTGACTGCTGGCGCCAGAGCTCCTGCCGCTGCTGGCTGATGGTGTCAGTAATACTGCGGTGCTCCTGAAGTGTTCTCAGTTGCGCCTGCAGTTCAATCGTCTGTGCGCTGGCGGTATCGACGGCCCTGACGCCGGAGGGCGTTTTCACCGCCGGAGCCTTGCCCGGCTTTTTCAGTGAATCCTCGTACTCCTTTTTCGCCGCCGACATATTAATGTTGTAATCTGCCTGAAGAATGCGCCCTTCTTTCAGCGCCTTATTCAGCTCATTCTGCCTTTGTGTGTACTTCTCAAGTGCAGACTGTGTTTTTGCATAGTTAGCCTGTGCCTGGGCGGCATATTTCTGCCTGTCAGACTCAGCAACCGCTTCACGGGAGGCATTCTCCTCATTCGCCCTTGCAACACCCGCTTGCTGCTGTGCCATTTCCAGCGCCATCCTGGCTGTTTCCCTGTCATTCCAGAACCGGTCACGCGCTTCACTGTTCACGTACCCGTCGTTTCTACGCAGGTTCCAGATTTCATCCGCACGCTTAAACGCGGCTTCTGCCTTACTGACCATCTCCTGCGCTGTATCCGGTCGCCCGACGTCCAGCGCCGCATCCCACATCGATTTAAAAGCGCGCTTCAGGGAATCCGCTGCTGACTCAATGGTCCCCATATTGTCGCGCAGGGATTTTGTCTGTTCGTTAAACCCGCTGGTTGCCGCATCATTAGCCGCCTGCAGGGCAGCAGCCTCATCACCGGCACGTTGCAACTGCGCAACATACGCAATCTGCTCAGCCGTCACGTTATGGAACTGCTGGGCCATCGCGATAAGACCGGAGGTAGGATCATTCGTCAGTTTGCCAAACGCTGCAGCAACCTTATCAACCGGAACGCCGGACACTTCAGTAAAGCGGGAAACTGACTGGCTCATCGCATCGAAATTCGCCCCGGCGCGCACGCCGGCATTAACCAGTTCCGTCAGCGCCTCACTCGTCTGGCTGAACGTCAGCCCGGCAGTCTGTCCGTTTCTTGCCAGAACCAGCATTCTGTCTGCCGTCAGGCCTGCTGAATTACCTGAAAGAACGAGCGTTTTATTGAAATCTGAAAGCGTGGATGAGCCCTGGTACCACGAATAAAATAACACCCCCGTTGCCACTGACAATGCACCAACACCCACCATCAGCGGAGATATGGCCCCCGTCAGAGCCCGGAACGTGGGAATAATCCCGCCGAATGAGTCTTTAACCTGCCCGCCCTGCTGCAGCATAATGAGCCACGGACTCTGCCCGCCCGCCAGCTGCGTCGCAATATCCGTAAATTGTGCGGGCAGCATACGCATCGCATTCGAGTACTGCCCCACGGAAAGACCGGCTTTTTTTGCCGCAATTTCCTGACGCGAGAACGCCTGCCGGATACGTAACTCCGTATCATTAGCCGCGTCCCCTGTTTGTCTGAACTGTCGCTTAACGTGGGTTATCTGTTCATTAAATTTTGTCGAGTTAACGTCAAGGTTAACAACCAGATCCCCGACTGCCGTCTGGGCCATAGCGAACGCCTCCTGTCATTCCTGACGCCTTCGCCATCAACATATCGTCATCAGGCTCTTCCGGCGGCAAATCGTCGGAAGTCGGTGTCAGTATGCTGAAGATGGCAGGAGTCAAATCCGGGTCACGGAAAAACATCGATGAAAGGGTGTAGAGCAAACCTGAAAAGTGAGCATCAAGTTGCACGTCATGAAAATAGTTGTCCCGGTAGAAAATACGCCAGTCGCTGTATTCCGTGGAGGACATGCCAGCCAGCATTGCGCGCCAGTCAGGACGACTGAACTCACGCGCCAGCTTCATGACGAACGTCAGCTCGCTGGCGAGGACTTTTCCGCAGTGACCGGCTCTGCCTGAATGTCGCTTTCAGGTTCAGGAATGTCTTCTGGCGGCGGTAACATACCGGACAGGATTTTTATCCTGTATTCAGCCAGTGCCACCACCTCGAGAGGCCAGGTAGACAGCACCTCATCCTGTATTTTCTTAACCTCTTCGGCGGCACCACCTGGCAGCGTGCCTTTCAGTGCATGGGCGTGCCATAGTGACATCGCCACCACAAATGCGCTGCCGCGCACAGTGGTTTCCATGGCTGTCTGGATATCCCCTTCTTCAACGGCTTCAATTTTTTTCAGGTATTCAAGATGCTCAATACGCTGCAGCGCCGACAGCTCATACAACGTAACGCTCGCACCGTTATGCTTTAGCGGTTCGCTTTTCAGAAACATGATTAACTCCGGGACGGGGCCGAAGCCCCGGTATTCAGGAAACGGTTACGCTGCAGATCGCCACGAAAAGGCCATCATTGGTCATGACCACAATATCTGCGGTACCTGCCGCCGCCCCTGTAATCGTGACGGCGTCATCACTGGCAGTTGCTGTCGCGACTGACGGATCGGATGAGGAAAGGCGGAAGGTTTTATCTGATGCCCCTGCAGGAGTAATCCGGACGACCACGGTGGTCGTGTCACCAATACCCACCGCTGCAGTCTCTTTATCCAGCGTGACGCCGGTTACCGGAACAACCGGCGCGCCGCTTTCTTCTGCCAGTCCAGGTTTGCCGGTGTTGGTGACTTTTGCTGTGCGGGTGATGACTTCTTTGGCAGGGATCGCCTTGCCGAGACTGCTGCACCAGCCGCGGAACACATCAACGGCACCGTTCGGGTATTTGATTTTGTAAGCGCGAACCGAGCCATCATTAAACCAGGTTACCAGGTCTTTCTGACCAACTTCACCCGGCTTCCAGGCCAGCGTAAAGGACGTATCCCCGGCTGATTTTTCCCCCTGAGCCGTTGCACTCCAGTCTGCATCTTCATCGTCGAGATAGGTATCATCATACGACTCAGCCGTCATTTCTCCCGGCGTCAGATCCTTGATTTTCGCCAGGCGGCTCCAGTCGATATCCGAAAGCGGGTTGGCGAATGGATTCCCCGTGCCGGTATAAATCCACAGCGTGGTGCCTGCACCTTTTACAGGCTCAAGCGGGTTTGGTGTTGGCATAGCATCCTCACATTTCGTAAGTAATGGAATATTTAAGGTCGGCGGAACTCCACAGCGCCAGATCCTCATCGCGCTGGTAGTCATACCCCAGGACATTCATGAGCGTGACGATCCCCTCCAGCGCAGGAATATCCGCCATAGCCGGGTAAACACGGGACTCCATCCACTCATCCAGTTCTGAATCAGGGACCTGGGCAGGCAGAAAAACTTCTATATGCAGGGTGGCCTGCCATTCATTTGCATCCAGGACAGCATCTGTTGGTTCTGCGTCCGTCAGAAAAACAGCCACTGCCGGAAATTCATTTTCTTCAAATGTCACTGGCCGGCCGTCAAAATAAATCGCGTCATGACCGATAGCCCCTTCAAGGGCATCGATAACCGCCTGTCGGATATCACTGTGTTTCATCGTTTCAGAATCAGCCTGAGTTGGTTTTTAAGGGATGCCCGTAGTTCTTTGGGCATATCGGTTTCCATCAGTTTTGGCAGTTCATCCTTAAACGCCGTTGTCAGTGGCACCGCCAGCGGGATGCTGACGACCTCAATCGGGTAGCGTGGTTTTGCCGTTCGCCGCATAACATGCCAGCGACCGTTTTTCAGTTGCTGAATAAATGCGCCCGGAAAACGAAACGGACCAATGCGCAACACACTGTTTGCCCCTCGCTTGTCACGTTTACGGCGGGAAAGTCTGACACTGGCGGTACCGAGTTTGATCGCCGGCAGGTTACCCCGGTTTACACGGATAAGCGCCCGTGGCTTCTTCACCGTGGCACGCCTTACCCTGGCGCGCTGTTTAACCAGTTTGCGTGGCACCCGGGTGTCTTTCGATACGACGGAGACGCTTTTATTGACTGCGCGTGTCGCAACACGGTTAACCGCCTGCGCAGAAGCACGCGGCACAGCGGTAGTACTGATACTGTTCAGGTTTGTGATTGCCTGTTCCAGCCCTTTAATGGACATGCCTCCCCCCCTTAACGCCGTCGGTTTGATCCCGGCGGCGAACCTTTACCAAGGAAAACATGACAGCTTCCGCAATCATCCGGCCCGATACGATCAACCCAGTAAGACGAACCGTTGATCACCAGGGTATCGGGGCGCCGCAACCCGCTGACAGAAGATGTATCCACGAACAGTGACGGGCTTGTACCTTCCACCCGGACACCACTGCCCGCATACGCGACACTCTCGGGATCATCAAAAACACCACGTATCGTTTGCCCCGCCATTTCACCGGAAGTCACTGAGGCTTCCACCCCCATCGCGCAACGAATAACATCATCAGCACGGGACAAAGCAGCATCGAAAATGTTGTCGAAATCAGCCACGTCGCCCCCGGTTATTTTTCGCTGGCAAGCCCACCAGCAATCAATGCTTCGGCTTCATGCGGCAGAACACGGATCGACATCCCTGTCACGGCGATGGCGACAGGCGTATTTTCTGTTTCATGCAGCGCATCGATGTGCAGGGTGGCGCGCGTAATAACCGTCACCAGCCCGGCATCCGTTACCGCGGGTTTCTCCTGCACCTGATCATCATCAGGATTGTCCGTGGCGTTTTCCTGCGCGTTAATCTCGTTATCACCGGACTGTTCGTCATCGTTACCGTCGTCAAGCTCTTCCTCAAGCTCTGCAACCCGCATCGTCAGTTCTTCGATAGTGCCGGTAACGTTCACATCACGCCCAAGTTGTGCGCCAAGCGCTTTCAGGCGCCCAACCAGTTTTTCTTTTGCTGTCATGGATAGTGCTCCAGAAAAATGGCCCCGGAGGGCCATACGAGAGGAATTACGCGAGTTTTACCGAAACAAATTCATCAGGATCGGCCAGCAGCATCAGTGGCGCAGACTGGACCATCGTAAACTCACGCGCCGGATCGCCGGTTTGGATCCAGTTTTTCGGATAACGCGTGGAGGAGTTGATACCGGCATTCAGTGCGTCAACGTCCTGAATTGCGCCATAGGTACGCAGACCGCGCGCCAGAGTGTTGCCCAGCACCATAGAAAGATCCGGCAGGTAGTTCTTTTTGGCGTCACCTTCAATGTACTGCCCGGCGTAAACCACAATCGCGACATCGCCGTACATGCCCTTGTAAGACACCGCCTTGCCCAGGTCCTTGAGCGCGGTTTCCAGCTCGGAGTTTGAGCCACGACGGGTATCCAGTTTCTCTCTTACTGCCTTGAAAGAACGGAACAGTGCCCAGCCTTTCGGGTCAAAAACAATAATATTGACCACGCCGCTGGCATTAAGCGCATACGCTTCGATGTCCTCCGTCGGGTCATACGTTTCTTTGTCTTTGCCGGACCATGCAGCCCCGCCAGCCTGGGTGATGTTGTTGACGGCACTGCGCCCCATATCCACCTCAACCGGGTCAAACTTATCCCCTGTCATGGTGTATTTACCATAGAGCACAGCCGAAACCGCCTGCATCTCTTCAACCTGCGCAATCGCCAGCTCTTCATCTTTCATGTTCTGGAGGATGATGCGGCGACGGCGGTATGCCGGATCGGCGAGGTTCTGCGGATCTTCGTCAGGCAGGCGACGAAGCGTCATTTGCGGGTTTACCTCGTGCTTGGGCTTCACATAACCCGGCGTGAATTCGGAAGTGTTACCGCCGCGTGAGCGGATCACATTGCCGGAGACAATCGGCGACACGTACAGCGCCATATTCACCAGGCCGGGGATCTGAGAAAGGTAAACTTTTTCGGTGGAAAACGGATAGCTTTCACGAAAGAAGATACGCAGAAACAGCGGATCAAATTTGAATTTTTTCTCGGTAACCGCCAGCAACTGGGCAGTGGTATATATAGACATAGTTTTTTCCCGTAGAAAAAAGGCCGCTCATGCGGCCTTTATGGATGGAGATAACTGGCTGGTTAAGGGGTCACACAATACTGATGGAGGTACCGGCGAAGGCGTTGCGTCTGACGTTATCGGTTGCCGCAGCAGCAGGCCACAACACATCTTCAATCCGGAAAGAGCCCGTTTTAAAGAACGTCAGTTGATCACTGTTCTGATCGGCGTCAATCGCGAGAATGCCTTTCGCTGTGCCAGCGGCAGCACCGTCCCAGACAACCAGCTTCCCGGCAGCGGAATCAAGCATCAGCGGCGTCATCGCCGGAACACTGTCCGTTAAGGCACCGGGGGCGGATGCGGTATGTGCCGGGTCACTGTTACCCAGCGGCTGATAATGCTTAAATTCTTCGTTTGGCATTGGAACCTCTTATACAGGTGTGTTCATCAGGTCATCGGTATCAGATGCCTGGCTGGCGGCACTGACAGCACCAGGCGCGGTGTCCATCAGGCGATCAAGTGCGGTATCCGTTCTGACCTGCGCGCTCGCTGGCGCTGCGGCGAGGATCAGTTGCGCATTTTCAACCGTCATACCCGGTGTTGCCGCGAGCACCCGCGCCTGCGATTCACGGCCCTTCGCCTCTTCACAGTTAAGGATCCCCATGATTCGGCTGTTTTCGGCATTTACCGCTGCTGAAACCTGCGCGCTGATATCGGCTGATGCTGTATTTACCGTCGCGACAGGCGTCGCAGCGTCGAGAGTGACTCCGGCTGATGCGTCCGCTACAGGCTGAGTTGTTTCAGCGGATGCAGTGGTAGTTTTCATATTTCCTCCGAGGGTTATTTTCTTTCGTTTATCAAGTGCATCGCGCATCACACTGAGCGCGTCGGTGTTATTGACGAGTTCGTCTGCGATTCCGTTCTCAATGGATTCCTGTCCGGTGAAAACCGCCGCTTCGGTATCCAGTACCGCCTGAACAGTCAGGCCGGTGTACCCGGCCACCTTCTCAGCAAACATCTGTCGGGTGGCATCAATACGTGACTGAAAATCAGCACGCACATCCTTCGGCAACTTTTCGTAAGGGTTTCCGTCGACCTTGTGATCGCCGCTGTAGATGAGCGTGACTTCGACGCCGCTGGTCTTGAGTGCAGCACCGTAGTTGCTGTGCGCCATCATGACGCCGATCGAACCGGTTCTGGCGGTCTGTGTAACAAGACGACGGGATGTCGCGCTGGCGATAAGCTGCCCGGCGCTACAGTTCATGTCGTTCGCCAGCGCCCAGACCGGTTTGATATCCCGCAGACGGGCAATAATGTCAGCGCAGTCAAAAGCACCGGATACCATGCCGCCAGGTGTATCCATATCCAGAAGAATGCCGTCCACGCCGGGATCACTGATAGCCTGTTGCAAGCGGGCAATAATGCCGTTGTAACCCGTCATACCTGAATACGGTTGCAGCGAACGGGTTTTACTCACCAGCGTGCCAGAAACCGGCAAAACCGCGATACCGTCGATCACCTGGTAACTGCGTGACGGGCGCGGCCCCATCTCTTCATCGTCACCAAACAGCGCAAGAGGTTCAGCAATCTGTTCACCGCTGAGAGTGACGCCGGAAACGGTATCTGTCAGACGGGTAATACCCAACTGGCCCGCCAGCGCGCAAAAGAAAACCCGCGCATAGGCGGGTTCAAGTAGCAGCGGCTCATTAAAAGCCAGGCTGGCAATATGCGGGAGATTACGCAGCTCGGGCGCCATCTTTCTCCTCCTTAGTGGAATTCTCTAACCCGGACTGGAAGGCAGCAGCAGCCCATGAAGGCGGTTTGAGCCCGGCGGCGCGGCGCTCCATCGTTTCGCGAACCTGCTGCGCGAAAATTTCCTGATAATCTTCACCGCGTTTGGCGCACTCTTTTTCATAAGTACTGAGGCCCGCTTCGATCAGCATGACCGCTTCCTGAACCTCTTTCAGTCCATCAATAGCCATGCGCCCGGAACCAATCCAGTCGCAGTTTCCCCAGGCGCTTCGCGCTTCCTGAAAGCTGAACCTCGCCCGGGAAGGCAATGTCACAACCCGACGGATAATGGCCTCCTCCAGCCAGCAGAGAAACATCATGCACGCCTGACGGGACGCCACGAATTTCCGGCGCCCCATAAAAAACGCCCATGATTCATTGGCGCTGGCGCGGGCGGTGGAGTAACTCATCTGGGAGTAATTCCGGGACAGTTGTTCAAACGAAACACCAAGCCCGGCAGAGATGTACCTCAACAGCGACTGTTCGAAGACCGAATAGCCGTTATCCGCGTTCGGTGGCGACTGGAGATTCAGGGAATCACCCGGCATAAGGTGCGGTACTTTAGCCCCACCCAGGCGAACCGGCGCCGCAGAGTAGTACGACGCCATTTCCGCCAGCCAGCCCGTGAATTTGTTCTGCTGCTCTTTATTATCAGCGCCGAGAATAAAATCCATCGCGGTCTGGGTATCGAGTTCACTCTCGATAGTGGCAGCATACATTGCCTTCACGATAGCGCTCTGTAACTGTGTGTTCTGCAACGTATCGAGCATCTTCATTTGCTCCATGACGCTGTAAAACTGGTTGGCGCCGCGGGTCTGACCGTCCTCCAGCGGTTCAAAAATGTGAATGAATGAAGTGCGCCCACCAGCCAGCTCACGCGGAATATACGTCCATTTCTGCGGCATCCAGCCAGGATAACCATCATCGCTGACGTAATACCCCACCGCCGCCCCGGTGTTGTTCACCGCCACACCGGCACGACAGTTTCGCGTGTCGCCCGTGTTATTCGGATTACTGATGCGCTTCGGACTGACCATTTTGAACTGTGTACGGAAAAGTCGTCCGGTGCTGCTGTCCCACGCGGGCTGCACACACAATTCACCATTAAAGGAGTGCATTGCCACGCCTTCACGGATCATCATCGTGAAAGTGCGTTTGCGCTCCGCATCGATAAAGCAGTTGTCGTCTTCGGCAAACTCTTTCCACGCGGCTTCCACCTCGCGGGAGAAAGCCCGGGCGTCCTCTTCAGAAATGCCAAGAAAACGCCAGCTCGGACGGTGGCTCAGGCGAAAGAATGAGCCGACGATATGATCCTGGTGCAGTTGTATCGCATTTGCGGCATAGCCGTTATTCCTGACCAGATCGTCTGCGCGGGCGTTACCGCGCGCAAAATTGGGCAGTAACGCCGCATCAGGGCTTTCGCTCTGCGGTTGCCACCCCCTGAGTTGACCACCAAAACCATGACCACCGCCGTGATAACCGGCGTATTCCCGTAACGACGTCCTGCCGTCCGGCCCCAAAAGTGCAGGTGTTTTCATACGTAAAATCCTGCCGGCCCCCGGCGACGTTGAGTGATACCGACCTGAACCTCCAGATCAGCAATGTATTTTTTAAGGTCGCTCACCGAAGTCACCGTAAACTCCACCCGGCGACCGTCCTTTTGTACCGTCGCCACCCGCTTTCCCGTCATCAGGTCATGCAGTGCGGCGCGGGCGCTGTCGAGATCGGATTGTGACGCCATTACTCATCTCCAGATAATGCCCTGGCGTAATCTGCCACGGTCTTTTTCGGTTTACGCGCTCCTTCTTCCTCCAGCAGGCTTGCCAGAAGAGAATCAAGGTTCAACTGCCAGCGGGAAATACTGATCCGCAGTGCCGCCAGCGCATACACAAAACAGTCGAGTGCCTCATTGCGGCGCTTTTTGCTGTCCCAGACTATTTTCTTCCGCCCGTCCACCCATTTCTCAACCTGTTCCTCGGCGGTCAGCTGCTGTGCCTCAGTCAGGTCGTAAATATCAGGGTTGTTGGGGAAGTGAACGGCCCCCGGCAACGGTTCATCACCTTCGGCTACCAGGGTGAAACGGTTGTAAATCTGCTCTTTCGCGGTATCAGTACCGACTTCCGTCAGATAGACACCGTTCTTGTTGCGCTTGCGAGGCATATTCGCGACGGGCTTGCCGTAAACGGATGCCCCTTTTATCGGGATCACACGGAACAGACCATGCTTTTTCGAGCGGTTATAGACAATGGTGGGATCAATACCGCCGATATCCCAGCAGATACGGGATATCGACATTTCAACGCCATTCTGTCGGGGATATGTTTTGTTGATCGCCTCATCAACCCTGAGAAGCGTCGCCTCATCATCATGACGGCCCATGATGATCTGCCGGTCAATGAGCCAGCTTTCTTCGCCAGGCCCCCATCCCCAGACGCGCATTTCGTATCGATCAAGCTGGGAGTCGATCCCGGCGGTCAGATAGGCAACCCGATCAGGGACTGAGGCTTCAAAGTGTTCCTTACGCTCAGCCATCACATCCGCGTCAGGCCGTTCACCGATTTTCGGCTCCCACGTTTCACCCAGCGTGGTATTCACGAAGGTTTTGCGCTTTCCGGTATCCCCCTTCGTTTTGATCCAGTCCTTGACGATCTGTACCCAGGTAGTGAACGGGCTGTATGCCGTCCAGATGTGAAACGTCACGCTGTCCGGCGGGTCAATTTCTGCGCCTGTTGATGAAAACCAGGATAAACCGTCACGCGTCCAGATCCCTGTGGTATCACAGATGTACCTGGCCTCAGTAAAGTCCAGTTCCTGCTGTTTAATCACGCAGGCGTTATGTTCACAAAGGTAAAAAACACTGGCCGGTTCACCGGGCGTCCACTTCAGCCCGAATGGCGTTTCTTTATCACCAAACTTAAGATATTGCTCCTCGCCGCAGTGCGGGCAGGCAACGTGGAAACGCATGAAGTGTTCTGACTCTTTTGCAGCACGTTCAATCTGGCATGTTCCTTTCACTTTGGGCGTAGAGCCGCGGATTGATTTGGGCCACACCGAACCCTCAATACGCTTATCACCGAGAAAGGTCGGAGATCCCTCTTTTTCAATATCGTCGTCGAATGCTGCGAGCTCATCGTATCCGGCAATATCCACTGATTTTTCACGGTAGTTTTTTGCCGCCTTTCCGCCCAGGCACCAGAAGCCGCGACCGTTAGAAAAACGCTTCATACTGAGCGTGTTGTCACGGTGCTTTTTGCCGTACCACGGTGCCAGTGAAAGCAGTGAAGGAATATCCCGGATAGTCGGCTCAACATGCGACTTCATGAAGTTTTCGGCGTCGCCGTCGGTAGGAAGCCAGATCAGGGAGTTTCGCTGTTTATGCTCAATAAAATATGCATAAACCCCGAGCAACATTTTTGAATAGCCAACACGGGCAGATTTAACGACGTTCACCTCGCGGATATAGTCGTTTCCCATCGCATTCATGATCGCGCGCTGAAAAGGCAATGTTTCCCAGCGCCCTTCCTGATAAGCAGATTCTTTCGGGAGATAATAATGGGTATCAGCCCATTCAACTGCCGTCTGCGGCTCTGGCCTGTACAGAGAATGAAGCCCCGCACGCGCAGAGTGCTGCAGTCCCTTAACCTGACTGTTCGATATATTCACTCAGCAACCCCGGTATGATTTCATCCAGCGCAGCTGCTTTGTTCATGGCTTTGATGATGTCCTTTTTGAGGAAATCAATATGTCGGTTTTCCAGTTCCGGAAAACGCCGTTGAACCGACAGAGGGATCCCATCGAGAATACTGGCTATTTCACCGGCGATCCGTGACAGCACGAACGTGCAGAATGCGGTCTCCACCACCTCAGCGGTATCTTTGGCATTTTTTAGCTCCTGGGCGTCAGCCTGTGCTCGGGTAAGCCGGTGCCGCTCATATTCAATCGTGCCTGGCTGGAGGTCGGATTCCGAAGCAATGCGAAGATCCTCTACCTCTTTCCGTAATTTCTCATTCTCAATCTCCGCGTCGCGCGCGGAATACCACTCGATAGCTGCGGCTGAGTCATAGAGTACTTCGTTACCTTTTCCACCACCGCGCGCAACCGGCATCCCCTGATCCTGCCAGTTCTGGATCGTGCGCACACTGACACCGAAGATGTCAGAAAGCCGCTTTTTGTTGACCTCCATAGCTCACTCCGTGCGCAAAAACAGAGAACGGAAACGATCTCGGGTTTTTTACCCATTTTTCTGGCTTAACGTTTCCTTTCTTTTGAGGGGGTGTTTTCTTTTAAAACAATGAATTAGCGAGAAGAAGAACGGAAACGGCAAAAACCCGAAAATTTTCATAAATAGCGAGAATCTGCGCGGACGCCGCCCCGTAACAGACCAGATCGCCAGAAAGGACCCACAAAAACAAAGCAAACAAAATGTGATGAAGTTCAAGCTGAATCACTTACTCAACTTCAAATGCCGAAATAAAAAAGCATCATCTCTTGAGAAAGATGATGCTTTTATTAGAACTGGCCGTCGATGACGATTAGATTAAATTAATTTTTATGTCATAGCTTTCCAGTCCAGTCATTTTTTCCCGAGCAGTAAACTGGATATCAGCAACTTCTTTACCTGTCTTTTTTTTGAGCTCAGTTATTTTTTTAGTAATGAAATCAGAAATATCCGCTTCAGTTTTTCTTTTTAACTCTTCGATTTTCATCATGCACCTCTTCTGGTCTGTATTGGCATCTATGCCCGGCAGATCCCATGATTCATGTGATAACTTGAACAACCATTGGTATCTATAAACGATAAGTTGGAAAGTTTCAATAATCAAGGGGTTAGTGCATATTGTTTATACTAAGTTCGCTCAATAATCAAACAACCATTTACTACTTTAGCCACAATCATAAAGGTATGAACAGTAATCATTTAAAGAGTTTTGATGCTGCTTCAAGAATTTCTTCAGAAGTAACATCCCGGTCTGAGGCAACATAAACAATCTTATGATCTCCGGTTATAGAAGGAAAACCTGCAGACATTACTTGTAGATGTGCTTTTTCCCCATTAGGGTACTCGCGCATTATTGTAGTAATACCCTTCATTACTGATACTACTACCGCGGATTCTGAATTAAAAAACACTATCACTTTTTTCATAATTCTCCCGTGTACACCCTGTCAATAAGAACCGCATAAAAAAGGCCCCATAAGGGGCCTGATTTTTATTTTCTGAAATCTAATGGAGACTGACCAGAACGAATGTACATTGCAATATTATCGAATGTAATCATTGTAGTTTTGCAAAAAATACATTTCGCGCCGAAAGGATTGCTATCTGTGACATCAAAAGATGATGTTCTGTACTGAGACCCATGGCAACAAGGACATCTGAAGTGAATATTATTAGTAATAACAGTTTCCTTAAAGGGCTACGACATTAACTGCCGAGGGACCTTTAGGGCCCTGTTCAACACCAAACTCGACTTCCTGATTCTCATTCAGCGTCTTAAAATCGTTACTTTGGATAGCAGAAAAATGTACAAATACATCCTTACTACCATCTTTTGGAGTGATAAAACCAAACCCTTTTTCAGGATTGAACCATTTAACTAAACCAGTCATTTTGTTAGACATAATCATTACCTTTTTTGAGTAAGCCCTTGGGCAGAATGGTCCGAAAAAAATTATCAGAGAGAAAAAGCCGACAAGGAAATCTCAATAGGAACAAATAATAAAATTATTACAGTGACTGCTTCAGATAAATTTGTAACAAACCAGAGCCCCATTAACGCATGATTAACACTACATAGCAAGATATAGTTTTGTAAGGCAGTAACACTCTGCTACTGCACATGTTTTTATGTTAATTGATGAATTTTATTTTGATTCATCCCTCTGCAATACACTTTTAGTTTGCCTTAAGGATTCATATGTACGTTGACAAGTCACTCCTGCAATGTAGCGTTCGTCAGCGATTGCAGCATAACGTTTAGCTTCTGCTGCAATATCTCCGAGCATGTCGGCGAGCATTCCGGCGTCGGCTCTGGCTGTTTTGCTTCTGACGGCAGCGGCAAGATCTGCGGTGTGCTTTGCGGCGTCCAGGCGGGTGGCAAGTTTTGTTGCTTCGGTGCGCAGCTTGTTAACAGTGGCAGACAGGCCAGCAGCAGTGGCAGCAGCTTTGGAGGCATTCGCTTGTGCATCTTTAACAGCCTCATCTCGGGCAATAATGCGCCCTTGTTCAATCATGCGGGCGGCGGTCTGCGCGTTCACTGTCTGTGACGACTCAGCGCTGTCGCGTTCTGCCCACTTCTTTTCCCAACCCCGATCACTCCAGACATTTCCGGCAATGAATACGGCGGCCACCAGCAACATCATCACCAGTGGTTTCCAGTATTTCTCCAGGATGCCCATCATGACAGGAACACATCACGCTCAGCCTTGCGGCGATTCGTGAGCCCCGGCATAACTTTTCCACCAGCTTTATTCCAGCGCAGAAACTCATCTGCAGCGCCTTTGATATCGCCAGCGTTCAATTTCTTCAACAGCGTGGATGTTGATAGCGCACGCGAGCCAACGTTGTAAGCGAACGATACCAGCGCATCAAACTGGCCTTGTGTCAGTTTCACTCTGACCAGTTTCAGCACATCGTTTTCATAACTCACCAGCCCCGTTTTCAGCAGCCGATCAGCAGTGGTCTGGTCGATAGTCATTCCAGGCTTTACTAGCTTGCCATCTACCGGGTAGGTCCAGCCGTAGCCAATCGTCCACGGTGCGCCGCCTGTTCCCGGATCTGGATAGGCGGACAGCCGGCAACCTTCGAATTTTTTTATCAGCGCAATGCCGTCAGGACTGGTTTGCATCGTCAACTCCCGCCTTTTTGGCTGCGAATTTTTTAATCTGGTTGCCGATCGAATCGGTGCCGATGTATCCAATAAAGACGCTGGCAATGTATGCGAGGTTGCTACTCAATCCGGAGAAGTCGAGCAGGTCACGAATAAACCAGGCGATCATCGCGCACATCAGCGCATCAATTAGCGTCTTCATCTTGGCGCCACCGTTATAGCGACCACGCAGGTACGCCATAATAAAAGCCAGCATTGCACCAATACCCTGCTCCTTAGCGGCTAATAGCGCAGCGATGAAATCTTGTTTGTATGGCATTTTCATAGGCCTCACCTCCGATAGTTCGGATGGCGCTGTGTGTGATTGAAAGAGGTCAGGCTTCCGGACTTTTATGTAAAAGTGAAAAAGAAGGTGATTCCCGGAGCCTGAAGATGATGATCACCACAGCGTGATTAACGTGATGATCGTTATGTCTGATCCAGTTCGTGGATTTCCTCCACTGTCTGAATAAATCGTTCTGTTTCCAGCTCAACACCGATTGCCCGTCGCCCCAGCGCCATAGCCGCTTTAATGGTTGAGCCAGAACCCATGAAGAAATCAGCCACAACATCACCCGGCCTGCTGCTGGCGTTGATGATCTGCTGCAACATGTCTGCTGGCTTTTCGCATGGGTGTTTGCCGGGGTAAAACTGAACCGGTTTATGCGTCCAGACATCAGTGAAAGGGACGGTGATTGAAACAGAAAAGAACCGCCGGAGAGATTTATACTCTTCCAACAATTCTGAATACTTCCGGTTCAACGAATGCCACGTAGCCACCAGCTGGTGGTGTGGTGTGTCGAGCTCATTGTTTCGATGCTTATCGATAGCAACCAGGGTAAACAGCGCCTGCAGTTTCTGGTAATCCGCTTCGCATGGCAGTTGCCATTGAGATGAGCCGAACCAGTGCGAGACCATGTTTTTCTTCCCGGTCGCATCGGCGATCTGCTTAGAGGAAACCCCCAGCGATTCACGCGCGTGACGGAAATACGAAATCAGCGGCGTCAGCACATGTTGTTTGAGCTCGTTACTTTTCTCCGTGTATCCATCACTCTTGAGCTTATACGGGCCCTGGTAATGTTCAGCGAAGAGAATGCGCTCAGTCGCCGGGAAATATGACCGCAGGCTTTCTTTGTTGCAGCCATTCCAGCGACCGGAAGGCTTTGCCCAGATGATGTGATTAAGGACACTGAACCGCTCCCGCATCATGATTTCAATATCAGACGCAAGGCGATGCCCACAGAACAGGTAAAGGCTACCGGCGGGTTTCAGAACGCGCCAGAACTCAGCCAGGTATCCATCAAGCCAGCGTAAAAAATCCTCGTCACCTTTCCACTGGTTGTCCCACCCGTCAGGTTTCACCTTGAAATAAGGCGGGTCCGTGACAATCAGGTCAATGGAGTTATCAGGGAGAGAAGCGATGTAACGCAGGGAGTCAGCGTTGATTAATTCAGCACTGGATATTTTTACAGTATTTTTCATAGATCAGTAAGCAGGACTCTGATAGGCTCACTATGCTTTTGCGCTAAAGCAGTGGGCCCGGGTTCGCTTGTGACCTGAAAGCATGAGCGAATGGCTGGACGGGTGCGCTAACACCCACCAGCCGCCCATTTTCACAGCAGAAAGCCCCCATCACTGGAGGCGCTTATAACATCCGAATTGGTAGATCGAATAGTTCGCCATCACCAGTTGCGTAAGAATGAACTGGCACCGTGCCAGGCTCAGATGCGTGTTCTCGGCAATTTCCCCGGCGGTGGCTGGCGTGGTACTCAGTTCGTTTAAAACAGCCTTTGCCTCTTCAGTCATTATCTTCTTATTTTTCATGTCTTTTTGTCCTTTCTACTGGCGTGACATACAGATAACTCTGGTCTCCAGATACAGCAAGTAATGAATTGAGGTTTTGACCGAATGTGGTTATGAAAAGCAAAGAGCAGCGAAGACGAAGAAGAGGACTGGGATATTTAAAGAAACGACGATATGACAGGGGTACTGATGCAATGCACCTCGCGAATACCCCTGTCGTATCGCCGGAAAGCAAAAGCCCCGGCTAGCGGGGCTCTCGTCATAATCAAATTGTCGCTTCTCATCGCTGCCATCGTGGCGCAGCTCTGCCAAGCATGAATGGATTATCTAACTTTCTGGGTAGAATTCAATGTACATAACTAAAAATAGCACTAAAAGACAAAAGCGCTTTCTAATCATCCAGAAGCTTCCGGGCTGACAGATAAACCTTCGCTCTGAAAATCTGCAGACACCATTTAACACGCTCCCTCGCCTTTTCAGGGGTTAACCACGGCGCAATTATCCGCAACTCTCTTGTAATATCAGATATTTTTTTTCGCGTGGTGTAATACTGAAGACCGACGACATATACCGGATCATTGACATCAAGCGCCAGCAACACGGATTGCTCTACAAAATCAACATCATCATTATGCAGAGCTTCATCGATTACGCTGGCGGCTGGCTGTGGCCACAGAATGGTATGAGCGCGATTCAGTGCCTGCTGCCCCTTCAATCCCTCACTGCGAGCCTGGTTCAGCGCAGCCGTAAAACGCTCCAGCGCTTTATCCGACCAACGTCCTCCCCTCAGTACATTCCAGCATTCATGTCCCCTGGGCATTCGGGGGGCAGTTCCCCCGCTCACACCTTCTCCCCATATCGTTAACAGTGATTTAATCCATGCCGACTGAATCCCCGTAAGGAGAGTACATTTCCCCAGCCAGCTTTTGCGCGGCGCTATCGCTGCCTTTTCCAGAGCTGCGCGGTGTGAACGTTTTTGACGTGGCGTCATGGTTTTTTCTCCTTTATGCCAGCACGCCAAGCGCGAACGCCCGGTCCAGCACATTTTTTAACATTTCAAGCTGAGAACCGTATTTACATTCAAACTTGACCGGGTCGTTATGCAGTTCTGTGTGATGTTTGCGGCACAGCGGAAGTGTAAAGCTGTCATGGGCTTTTGTTCCCATTCCTCCCTGCCCGTGCCCGATAAGATGATGGGGATCGTCTGATGGCATTCCGCAGCATTCGCACGGCTGGGTTTTCACCCACCGGAGATATTCAGGCTTTACCCAGCGAATACGCTTTGGCCGTTTCATTTGGGTTTGCGGAGATTCCGGATCAACGTTCAGCGTCACAACAGGCTTTGTCGCCGGCATTACTGAAATAAAGTCACCCGGCAGCAATTCCAGTCGTTTTTCGAGAATGCTGGTGGCAGGAACCGAGGGGACGATCTCGCTATCTTTGTAAACTGACAGCAACGGTTCGTTCGGCAGCGCCAGAGCGCGGCTTGCAACCCCTTCCGGTATCGCAGCAGCGACGCCGGAATACACTGCCCACCAGCACAGTTCTGCAAGTGAAAGTTCTCTGTCTTTCCCACACCTTAGTGCCGCTAATACGTTATCAATGATCCACTCGATCAGGTTCTTGCATGCCAGCGCCGAAAGTTGCTCCGTCGTCTGCTCCCGCAACTGGTTATCACAATGCCAGCAGACACGTATTGCCCCTGGCTCATGTCGCATATTGACCAGCTCTCTATGGTGATATTCTGAATGCGTCCACTGGCAATGGCTCACCCGACGGCATAACCATTCCTCCAGTGCCGTAATTCCTCCAGCAGCGCGGATCACACGTTCATCAGTAAAGAAAGGTACCAGACCGCCATCTTCCGCCAGCGGCTGGCGGGCATCAGGGATTTTCCCGGATGGCCAGCGCGTCATATACTCTGGAGGCTTTTCTATCAGCACCCGACCATGATGAAACAGACCGAACAACTCACTGCCCGGCTTCAGCATTATCAGCCCCATTTCGCGAACAATTACTGGTTTGAGCAGCGCGCGCATTCAATAATCCCCCGGATGACTATTTGCCCCTTTTCTCCCCAGATTTTTGTGACGCGCCCGTCCCACACGCGGCTGTCGTCATCAAATATCGCATCGAGCAACGCCTTTTCGAGATTGTCCTTGTCTGGTTTCTGCTGGTGCGGTTTCCCGCACATTTCGGCGCGGCGCTTCCTGCTCCAACTGGCAGGCATGGGAAGTATGAATGTGACGTGATAACCTGACTCAGGCAGTGAGACATGGTTCAGCCTGACTTCATCGCAGAACGCACGATAGCGAAGCACCGGCGGACGTTTCTGCCATTTATCCCGCTGAGTCATTCTGGGTTTACCGATCGGCGTGATATCGTAGACGCGCATAATCACCCCCACATCCGCGAACGATACGATTTTTTAGTGTGAGCCGGGCCGGAGTTTTCAGTCAGTAGTGCACTGACAATCCAAAAACACGGATCAGAGTCGAGGCTTCTCTCTGTTTTAATGCCCTTTGCCCGGTAACGTGCCACCAGCTCGTCGGCCTGCTCAGTTGTCAGCCCGTAATGAGTGAACCAGCTTCGTTTCATGTCACCTCCATAACGGGCGGCAACAGAAATTCGCTGGCGTTGGGTAACGTCAGTGAGGATTGTATTTTGAAGTGGTTTTGCGCCATCGTTTTCTCCGTGGCGCAGCAGGTATAGGTTGTTCAGGCCTATGAAGGAAGTGTATCAGATTTCCGGGAAACGCGATAACCAGCTTTTTCCAGCATTTCAGTAAACAAGGTTGGCGTTCCTATAATTTCATCCTCCTGAAGCGGCATAAACGACACAACACCGCCGCGCCGGTACATCAGGGCGCGTTCGCATTCAGGAAATGAATGAAGTCTCGCAACAATAACTCCATCATGACATCTAATCACTGCATAGCCTTTTTTTGGTAATTCTTCTTTTTTTGTCACCTTTCGACCCCTCCAGATAAACAGGGTAATAACGCTTCTGGCATTAATAGAACCAGTCGTCAGCGCTTTCCCATGTCTCCTGCAGGATGCTTTCGATGTCTTTTTTATCGTCTTTATTTCCACCAAAAACGCTCAGGCTGTCTGAACCAGCACGACGAATTACCAGGCTGCAATTTTCATACTGATTGTTAAGGCGCTTCAGCAACTCTTTCTCCAGTGCCGGCAGCGCACACTTTGGAAGTTCTTTAATGCGATCAATGGTTAATTCAACTTTCATAATAGCCTCCATTGCATATACTGTATTTTTATACAGTATACCTATGAGAGACAATGATCAACGGTTTAAGAGCACAAATTGTTAATTACGTGTCAGGAAGCCAACCCCCCACCAACCTTAGTTAGTTGAATTTAATAGTGTTTCTAATCGGTAATTTCTTTCGACTGGCACAACTCTGGCAAATTGGCACGTACCAACACTTCAGCGAACTACGGTTGAGATACCGCAGTGAAATACTGAAAAAAGGAAACAGCACTCGGCGGAGTATGCTGGTTTCTAGTGTTTGTTTGCATTGAATGCTCGACGCTTATCTATCATGTGGACATAGAAATCACGTAGCTCTTTACTTTGCCGCTCTCGCATTTCTTGAGGTAGAACATCGCGCTCACTTTCCCAGTCAGATACCTCTTTAGCGCATATTTTATATGCGGAATTAACTATTTCAGTCGCATCCTTGTTTGTATCGATATAGGGGATAGTATTCCTGTTCAAGCATTGAGATATCGGTGACCCAAAATTAAAATCATCGGCTACCGACATGGTGGAAATAAGGAATGACAATACACAGAGCAATCTCATTTTTTATTAGCCTCAGCCATTTCGGTGTAACGCGGATCGGAAGCTCTCGGTAGATTAATGCTCTGCTCTCGATAGTGCCGGACACGCTCCATGAAATACTCGCGCAGGTGCTCTGGTTGTTCTCTGGCTACCTGCTCAGCGATTACGGGCATGTTCATACGCTCTTTGTAAGCGACACCGGACGCAGCCAGGTCGACGTTAACCTTGTCCTGCTCGTCTTTCGTTTTTGCTGCAATGTTGTGCATAGACATAGGAAATATCTCTGAAGAGTAGATGCGATTATGTTTCAATATCCTTAGGCCTACATGTAGTACATAAAATCATTTGTTGATCCCTTTAATCTGCCAGATCATCATCCGTCGCTACCATTAAATTGAAAAACTTAATGGCATCATTCCATTGTTCACAAAGCTTAGCTCCAGCGCTCCAATCTCCCTGTCCCTTAAATAAAGCCCCGGGAGCATCGTTATAGTTTATTTCTTCAAATAGCTCCATATTGATTTGATTTATAAAGTATTCTTTTAATTCTTCACTTTCCTTGTCATTACTATACTCACTATAATCTTGTATTATTTTCATTGCTTGCCGCAGGCTCCTGACAATGTTTGCTCCATCATGGAATGTCCAATCAGAACCTTGCTTCCCTTTGGCATACCCGTTAGCCCTCTCCGCACAATTCTTTAATGACTCATAAGCATTCATTCTACTTTGCAGTTGAAGAGATTTCGTTGCTGTCTGTCTACTTAAGAATGCTGCATACGCCGCAGCCAAGCCACCAAATGCCGTAATTGCAGCAATAAGCATGTTCCAGTCGGCACTAGTAAAGCCCCAATCCATAGATACTCCTCAAAAACCCCCTGTTATGAGGGGATTATAGGTCAGGTTGCAATTGCTTTCGACTGCCACAGTTCAGGAAGACTGGCGCGTACCAACGCTTCAGAAAACGGTGGTGGAAATGTGTCTTGCATCGAACTTCAGGTTTACGCAGCAATTCCCCTCAGGACATGCGATTCCGGCAAGCTCGTCCTCAACAAAGCCTCAGAGAATGGTGGCAGAAGCGTATTGCCACAGCTAACAACCTGCTTATCATTCGCATACATCATGCCTCGAGGTTCCCATTCAAAGGTATTGTTGCTACTGTTAGAACGATACAGCTTGTCAATCAACAAAAAAACCCGCCGAAGCGGGTTTAATATTATTAATGTTTAGTCCTCACGGGAAAGGACCAGCATTTATAGCCGTACGCATGAGCATCCAAAATACGGCGCTCAGAATCAGGAGTCCCTGCCTTAGCACGAGCTTTGCGGAAACGACACTTTACCCAGCGGAAACCGGCTGGTAATGGTTTGGTAGCGATATCTTTTAAAGCCATATGTCAACCTCGCCTCAAGAGAGCACCTTCCTGAAACTTGATAAAAATATGGGGATCCGCTACTGTATTGTTGTTGACGCAGTACAGGTTGCGGGTGCTCTAACATCCCCAATCCGGGCTCATCCTTTGGCGAGGATGGGCCCAAATTCATTTCATGACCGCACATAAGCTTTCATAACGGTTAAAATTCTTTCTGCCTCTTCCTTTGTGAGATCTGTTGGCAATCCTTGAACTGTTATCATAGTTCCAGTTTCTGGGCGAACGACGATTGGCAAGTTGAAGGTTTGCGCCTTTTCTTCATTTGCATGCTTCGATTTTTCAAGTTTCTGCTCCACAGCGTCGAAGCCACTGAGATTTCCCTCAGTATCTGCCAAGTTTACGATAGTCCCTACTTGCACATACTCCTCGAATTTATTAACTGCACTTTTAAATCGGCTTCGATAATTGTGCACCGTTGAATCGCTGGGTTTGTTTGATTGAGTTGCAACATACTGAGCGATCAGTTCATCAACATCTAATTTGCGAACGTCATCGTCATCTTTCGCTTCTAAGACAGAAAGCAACAGTAACGCTGAATTCTTTAAATTGCGTGCAGTTGATTCGTTGATAAGCCCAAGATTAGGCAACTTAACCAAAAAATCGAAGAATGCCTGTGTTGAATAGTTATTGTTCATAAGCATCACACCTATAGTCATCAATACCCCTAGTTTAGATTCAGAGGTTTTACCGATCAATGTTTTTTTTTCGATCGGCAAATCTTTTTTTATCTAGCCTCAATCCACCTCTCTACTCAGCACTATTCATGATTATTCATTCATATCCACACTTAACAATATAACCTTAAAATACAAATAACTACAAAAATCTATGCAATGCCTCAACTTCATGCTTGTCAGCGTCACGATACTGATATTAGATACAGTAACTAGGTTTTTACCTATCATAGACCAGTACATCATGGCGAGGAAAGGAAGGAGTTCCCCACGATTTAAACTGGACGTATATCTAGTAACTAGCCTTTCTGAACAGAGTACAGGTAAATTAACGAGAACTAGCGCTTCAGCGAACGGCAGGAGTACACCGTTACCGAAGCGGGTAACTGTGCTCATTGTGCGAACTCCTCAAACAAAACCTCCCCCTTTTAGGCACGCCCCAACGACAACCAGTCTTTTTGCCGTAGGATTCACAACACCCGACACCCCATAAATTTTCAGTGGAATGCAGTTTCAGCCGTTTTTTCCGTCACGAGTTACGACATCCCGGTATGTGTTTTGATAATTTTCACGCTGACCCCCTCCCGCCTAATCGTTTCAAACCGTGATTCTGTTTGCTCACTTCACGCGCCGCATCCCGCAGTTTGTACAGGCGCTCCAGCTTGGCTTTCGTCCGGCGAATCTCGTTAGAAATGAAACGAACATTAGGGATAAGCAGATCATCCGGGCACGCTCCGAGTGTGGCCGGTTCTGCCAGATCATCGGCATTGTATTTTTGCTCCGTTTTGGCAGTTAATTCTGGCACGTAAATGTGAACGGCTTCCGGCGTTGTCAGTACACAGGACCATGTAACGCCCTTCCCGGAACCGTTTTTCATGATCAACCCGCGGTCAGCGTAAGAACGCAACACAGTACCTAACCCACGGGGATTGCGGTTCAGAAGGTCCGCAAGATCTGACGTGTTCATCGAACCTTTTTCAGTAAGCAGATCGATAACCATTTGCGGAGTGACGGGGGCCGGTTCAGCTCCCCTGACAACTTCAGCGTTTTTGCGCAGTGGTGTTGTTTTTTTCGGGGTAACGGCTGGCGCCGTAATAACCTTCGGCACTGGTGCATCGTTGCTGGCAATATCCCAGTAGCCGTTGATGAAAGTCACAGCCCCCAGATCTTCATGCTCACGTAGAACGGCTAGCGCTTCAGCTGGCTCAATTTTCATTCGTGCAGCAATCTCACGCGCGGTCGCTTTTCCCATCACTTTTAAAACATCAATAATTTGTTTGGTCATTGGTCAAAACTCGTTTTAGTTGATTAAACCTGCCGCTTTACGGCGTTTGTACTCGTCCATCAGTACCTGTGCAGGTGTTGGCCCTGCCGGATGATGTGGCGCAGCCAGTTGGCGGCGAATCGGCGGAACTGACATGCCGTTTTTGACGTGCTTCGTCCACTTAGTGAGTAATTTTTCAGCCAGTTTTTTTAATTCCCCCTCAGTCATCTGCCGTTCAACTCCCGTCCTGCGCATTTCAATGCAAACGTGATACAGCACTGGTTGCGGCCACGGATATTTGTCGCTTCCGGAATATCGATACGACTCATTTCGCCAGCGTCGGTATTCATGCATCACCTGGTCTGACGTGAGTCCAAAAGGGTTTGCCCCACTGTCAGAAACCAAAGATACGAATTCAGCAAGGTCAGGAGGCCAGGTGTTCCCGACGGCACAACGCTCCATGCACTGCTGGCACACCAGACTGATTTGGGCATCAGTCATTGAACCTATCTGAGCTATCCACAGAGTCGATGGTTCTGCCCCATTCTTCTGCGTCCAGCGGTTCGAGAATATTTCCCCCATCACCTGCCATAGTCGCCACGCTGTTTCCGTCGCCATCAAGTCCGTTACGGCGCCGCCATTCTGCGTGGGCTGATTGAATTTGCTGAACAGCTCTGGATGCTGTCGGTTCTGGTCGTGTTCCAACATTGCTGTCACCTCCGGTTACCGGTTGTTTTTTCGTTCTCACCAGCACAACATGCCGGGCGAATTTTTGTTCCCACTGGATCTGGGTGAACACTTTCCCCTCCGATGCCCAGTACGCCGAGAATTCGGCTAGCTCAGTGTCAAGGTAATCAGGCTCTGGCAGTCGAATCCCCCACTGCGCAGCACGCTGCCGAAAATCTACAGACGGCAACCAGGAGTCGCTCATGCTGAACTTGCCGATCGGTTCTGATACGCCATCCACGTATCTGGGTGGGGTTGGGTCTTCCAATTGGGTATGCCCACCAGAATTTTCATTCGCGCCTGCGCTAAGAGAGGGGTTTTCTTTTAGATCTGTATCTGGATCTTTATTAGTTGGCTCGCCGTTACCTTCTCGTTGTGACGGAGATTTAACGACCGTTGAACGCTCGTTTCCTCCTCGTTGCTTTTCCGTTCCTTTTTTGGCTTTTCTGGCTATAGCTGAAGCTTTCCCGGCAGCAGACTTCTGTTTCAGGGAAGAACGAACCGCTTCCAGATCTCGTTCTATCCGCTCATGAATCCATTCATCGCCACTCTCGGTAAAAAACTCTTTCAACGAAGTTTCAACGGATAACCAACGCTCGTTACTCATCCGTGCAATTTTTGGTAACCGACTTTTAGGGATAGATTTTCCCGTCTGCCAGTAATTGAACATCAGCAGCAGATATGCACCGTGTTCTTCTGTAGACAAATGCATTGTGTCTGCCAGATAATCAGCTATATACAGCTGCATATACGGTAATGCGGCCATCATCCCTCCGAAATACTGATTGAGAGAAGCGAGTAAGCATGGAAAAGATTATTGCTGTCCAACATCGAGCAGAAATAACTGTTACTTACGATCTGCAAAACAATGAGGTTTCTATCATTTCCGATGAATGTCCTACCGTTGCAGATCCAGACCTTGGCACCTGGCAAGAGTTGAAAATTTCTCCAGCAGATATTCCTGGCCTGATCGATGCCTTGCAAAGAGCCCATTCCGCGATGACAGCAGGCTTTTGAACCCAATAACTTTGCGCTTAAAACCAGGAAGAACTTCATAACAGTACTCATTGGTCATTACTCGTTAAAAAAATTGCGGCGCTACGGCGCTGATACTCGCCAGTAGTGGTCCAGCCGCATCAACTGGCAACATGTTGAATAGTGCTATAGCTGCCTCGCGGATCTCTTTTTCAAGCTTGTGCAGCGGCGCGCCAAGCAACTTGGCTTGATGAGCTTCACTGCATTCCTTAATCGCACTCGCCAACAGCTCACATTCTGTTTTTCCCTGTCGTAATCCATGCTTTCTCGCGATCTCAATCGGCATCACAACCGAAATTGCGTGAGAGAGCTGCATGACATAGCCCGTGTATTTGCTGGAATTAGTTTCATTTTTCAGATACCGAAACAGGTTCTGTTTGTTTACAGATATTCCGCGACCGCCCTCTTTCCTCCATTGCTCGGCCACCAGCTGCGCGATCTTTTCTTGGGCCTGCCCAGGCAACGTGGTTTCCCACTCACGAACAGCTTCAAAAATGGCACGGCAGCGAAATGAATCACGGCGCCGCGGTTCAAACTGATTTTGAGTTTTCAACGGAACAGACTTCCGTTGGTTATGATGTTCATACATCACAGGTTGCATCATTAAACCCCCTGTAGAGGTATGCCATCTGTTGGATTGGGATAAAGGTCTGGGCGTAGTTCATGTGGCGTAATTCCAGTGACACTGAAAATTTGCAATACACGGGAAGAAGGAACTGCCCCCTTACTTTTCCACTGACTTACCGCCATACCACTGACACCAATTGCAGAGGCTAATTTGTTGGCAGAACCAGCGATCCGAATCGCATCATCAAGAGCCTTCATGTTTTTTCTCCTTGTTAAGATGGAGATAATAAAGCATAGGTTTACATATATTGCAAATATAAAATTTATTGTCACTATAAACCGAACCTTTACAATGAATGTATGAGACAGAATGAAGAGTTTGATAACCAATTAGTTGCCCGCTTAGAAGAGATCACTCAAAGAGGCATCAGCAAAGCCGAGATGGCTAGAATTGCTGGAGTAACGCCTCAAGCTGTTAATGGGTGGTTTAAGAAGGGGGTAATTAGTAAGAAGTCTGCAATTGCAATTGCGGCGGCTGCTAACGTGTCAGTAACTTGGCTATTAGGTGAAAAGGTCGCAGAAGATTCAGGGCTGAAACCAAATGAGAATAAAATGCTCAGTCTCTTTAGACAACTTCCTGAGTCAGAACAAGAAAAAATGATTGATCTCTTCACTATTCGACTTAAAGAGATCGACGATTATGTTGAGAAATACTTACGTGGTAGATTCAAGTCGAACGATTAGAAAATCAGTCCCCCATCAACAAAAAACCGGCTAAATGCCGGTTTTTTTGTGTCTACGCCATTCTCAAAACATTCTGATGCTTAGCTCTCCCGCCTCGCAAACCTAAAGTTTACATTTTTATAAATCCAACATTGACACAAAGCATAAACCAGTGCTTTAATCAGTTTCAAGCAATGAGTCATCCAGGCAGGACGCCCACGAAGTAGCTGCCGGCGGCATACGAAACACCGGATGAGATGACAAACAGACATGCGCAGCAGGTTTCAAACGTTCCGCCAGCCGGGCGATAACGGCACAAGCAGAGGGATAAATCATGAGTGAGGTTATTTTTAGCTTTGAAAGCTCCAGCGATGCAGCACGCGCTGGGATGTTGATGAATAAGGCGGATCCGTCGCTGCGTTATGTACAGATGCGATCAACTGTCTGCGTAACCTGGCATGCAAACATCATTGCGGCAACGCAGGCAGTTATGGATGCAAACATTCCATGCACTTTTCAATACTGGAATGACATTAAAAACAGTCATCGCAGAGGGTGAAATGAAAATGATTGATTTCGCACGTCAGCCAGCACGCATCCAGGCCGTTCGCGGGAATGCTTTTACCGCTCCACTGCGTTTCCTGTGGCGCATTCTGAAAAATGGTAATAGCGCAAAGGTAGCTAACAAATGAACACTCTGTACGCATTAGTGCTGACGCTCGCTATGACAAACGGTGATTACCAGGAAGCTGTTATTGGTGTTTTTGGAAGTGAAAGAGAGTGTCTGTCGGCAGCAAGTGAACAAAGTAGCGTCACAAACTGCTATCCAATTGAAGCGATTATTCCGGCTGACGACCAACAGCCTGCCACTTTTTTTTAACGAGTTTAGACCAATGGCTGTTGCCAGCCTGATGCCAAGTGCACGGGGCATCGTGATGGTAATACTGCCATCGTAACCAAACAGGAGACGAAGACCTGTTCTGGTTAAGTTGAGAATCTACTTTGCCCGTCCCGTGGCGGGCCTTTTTCTGGAGGCTTTTATGTCAGCAAACGAACTGGCATTGAGATTCAGTACCGCACCTGCAGAGCAACTGATTGGTATTTTACCTGTCCTCGAAGTCAAAGAAGCCCTGCGTGATGAAGTGGAAGATGACGTTCTGGGGGAAGCCTGGACGGAACACAACTTTGAAATGGAAGCGATTGGAGAGCAGCTCGATGAGACAGTTCAACTGGCCAGAAAATTCGAACTGACTGCCGAAACATTCGCAACGGCAATCAAACTGGCACTGACGTTGCCACACAGCGAGGCAATCCCTGTTTTACAGAATGCTCTCAGGGATAATCCCGGTTACGGTCGCGAACCGACTAAGGATGCGTAATGGAATTTGGAATGAAGCGTGTTGTGGCATCTGTCCAGACCGTGGCAATCCTGAACAGGATGTACTGCGGGAAAGCCGTGTCTGTTGCCTCCATCAGTAAAGAAACAAAGCTGTCTGTATCCTACCTGGAACAGATTTTTTCAAGGCTTCGCCGCAGCGACATTGTTACCAGCCAACGCGGTGCTGGTGGTGGATACCATCTCAAAAAAATGAACCCCAGCGTTGCTGATGTCGTTCGCGCCGTTACGCACACGCCGGATTCGTTCGAACCTGTGCTGAATGCTCTGGAGTGGGTCCCCATCGCGCAGCTGTCGCAAGGGAAATCCCCGGCCCCATAAAGCACAAAACCCGCGCAAGGCGGGTTAAGTACCCGGTCAGCCGACCAAAGCTTTCCGGAACGAGTTTTGACCAATGACCACTACCACAGGCGGCAATCATCAGCTGCCGGGTATCTTACAACCTTAAGGAGCCCGAACGCAATGAACACATATGCGTATATCATCAAAGCCAAAGCCAAAGCGACTGACTCAAAAAGCCTCTTTTGTTGGTTCTCTGCAAAATCAGACTCGCGCGCTGAACGCGAAATTCTCAACCTTCTGGAAGATTACGGGATCGAAGTTGGACGTGGTGCTGACCACCAGTTGCCAATACGCACTAACTGGTTTGTTGTCGACGATCTGCCTGAAGAAGGTACGCTGGATGACACATGGTGTGATCGTTACGAGCTTGGCGAGGATGGTTTAACCTGGAAAAAAATAGTGGTAGCCGAAGCACCAGCAGAGCCAGCAGAGCCAGCAGAGCCAGCAGAGCCAGCAGAGCCAGCAGAGCCAGCAGAGCCAGCAGAGCCAGAATCTACCGTACTGACAGCGGGCGAACAACCAGCCAATGATGCGGTCCCCGAGGTTAATGAAAGTATTCAACACGAGCAGGATTTTACTGAAGGGAAAGACTCTCACCCAGAATACCCAAAGTTAACGGCTGTACCGACCATGTCATTCCGACATCGCGTACTGGCGCAGCACATTGGCGGCGGTGAGTATATGTATCACGTCGACGAAGAGCAGAAAAAAGAAATTATCGCCCTGGAACTGGATCAGGATAATTCATATATCCAGAACCTTCTGCTCGCGGCAGAGAATGTTGAATCATTCAAGAAAGCCAATGAAGTTGATATCTGGAAGGCAGTGATTTCGGTAAAAACAGTATTCCCTGTCGACAGAAAAACGCCAGAACTGGCAAGCGTTATTCAGTTCCTTAATGCCTGGTTTAATACAGAACATATTGACCGCGGGCTTCTAACGAAGGAGTGGGCTAACGGTAATCGCCTGTCCTGCATTCAGAGAACTTCCGGTGGCGCTAACGCAGGAGGTGGAATTAAGACTGACCGAAACCCTGACTACATTCACACCCTGGAAACGCTGGATTACGAAATTGCCGCGGCCACATTGCCGATGGATTTTGATATTTACAATATACCGCTATCCATCCATCGACGTGCTAAAGAAATCATCACTAAAAAAGAGAGCCCATGGAAAGAATGGTCCTCTGCTCTTCGCGCCACTCCAGGTATTCTTGACTATTCAAGGGCTGCAATCTTTGCACTCATTCGCGGTGCTGGCGAAAACGTTCATAACTTCCCGGATAGTTTGCGCCGATACATTAGCGCGAACCTGGAAGAAAGCAATCACGAAAAACCGACTGCTGATACTCTTGCGGCTTCCCGTCAGATTAATTCTGCGTCGGCAACCCTTGACGCGGTTCACGATGCCATCAACGGTAAAAATGAAACCACGATCCCTGATGGGGTGGGCGAAGAATATGCCTTTGTTGGTAACAAACTCGTCACTGAAGCCCGGTCCCGCGCTGTGCAACCGAACATCGAAAACCACGGCAATGGTGTCTTTTCCATAGACAGCCTGGTTAACACGCCACCAGCGCAACCACTATCTGCTGTCGACCAGGTTCGCCAGCACTCAGCTGAAGAAAAAATAAAATCAGATAACAATGAGGAAGCCACCAGTGATGTGCAGATGGAAGAGGTTATCAACAATGAAGCCCAAACTGGTAATGAAGTGTCTCAGGGCGAAACAACAACTATGCCAGATGAAAGCGCTGATGCTTCTGGTGAGCAAACAGATGCAATAAATAATGAATCCGTTCATCAAATTGCTGAACAAAAGCCTGACAAACTTTATTCCCACTTAATGGTGGATATGGAAACTATGGGCTGCGTTCCTGATGCCGCAATAGTCTCTATCGGTGGCGTATTTTTCGATCCTTCTTCTGGCAACACTGGTGCCGAGTTTTACCAGGTCGTCAGACTTGAATCATCTATGTCGTTTGGCATGAAACCCGATGCGTCGACAATCGAGTGGTGGTTAAAACAATCACCGGAAGCTCGTTCTGCAATTCTTGTTGATGATGCAATGGGGCTGCTTGAAACCCTCGAACTTCTGGCCGACTTCATAGCTGAAAACGCTGCTAACGGTTGCCGCACAGTTCAGTTATGGGGTAATGGATGCTCTTTTGATAATGTCATTCTTCGCCGTGCATTTGCATTAACAGATACCCCCTTCCCTGTTCCGTACTGGAATGACAGGGATGTAAGGACCATGGTCGAATTGGGTAAATCTGTGGGTATCAATCCACGCTTTGACATCCCGTTTGAAGGTGACATGCACAACGCGCTTTCTGATGCCCGACATCAGGTCAAATACGTGTCAGCAATCTGGCAGCGTCTGACTGCAAACTGATTTTTGATATTCAGAATAACGACCACCAGCTGGTTAAATTTTACCGGCTGGCTATCTGAGGTGATAGCCATGTATGAACTCACACTGTCACCAGTGGAAATTGCAGAAATAACGGGTTACAGACGATATACAGAACAACAGCGCCAGCTGCGTTGCCATGGGATCCCATTTACTACAGACGGGAAGAACAGGCCGATTGTTCTGCGTCGGAATCTGGCACCAAATACGACTGAATTACCAAAGGTTGACGAGTATGTTGCAACTGAACCCGACTTTGACGCCATTTATGGGAAGACCACGCAAGAATCCAAAGGACGCGCATCTGCCTCCGCGGGTTACCAAAAATAAGTACAGCTACGTCTGGAAGCCGAAAGGAACGAAACTCAGCATAACGCTGGGGAAAATAAGGGATACCAGCATTTCCAAACTCTGGCAACGCTATGAGGAAGAAAAAGCAAAACGTCATGACGTAATGACATTCGCAAAACTCTGGGGGATTTTTCTCGACAGTCCGTCTTTTACGGATCTGGCACAACGTACCCAGTCAGATTACAGGCAACACCAGAAAAAGTTGCTGGCAGTTTTCGGAAAAATGAAAGCTGATGCGATAAAAATCGAGCAGGTCAGGATCTATATGGATCAACGCGGTATGTCCAGTAAGAACCAGGCTAACCAGGAAGTGTCCAGTATGTCCCGCGTTTTTGGATGGGGATTTGAACGTGGTTACGTGAAGGGTAATCCATGCCGAGGAATTCGTAAGTTTACCCTTGTTGATCGTGACGTTTACATCCCTGACGAGGACTATTTAGCCATTTATGAAAACGCCCGAGTGGAAGTCCAGGTGGCAATGGAAATCTCTTATCTTTGCGCAGCGCGCGAGGGGGATGTATTTGATTTAAAAATACGTGATCTACGCGCAGACGGTATTTTTATTGAACAGAACAAAACAGGAAAGAAACAGATCAAGAAGTGGACTCCGCGCTTACAGGCGGCAGTTGCTTTGGCAAGCAGGAGCCTTGCAAATAAATCATCGGAAGGTTACGTGATTCCGTCCCCCAGCGGCGGAAAAATGAATAAAAAAACATTCAACACCTGGTGGAATAACGCCAAAAAAGCAGCAGCGATAAAACTTGGAAGGAACATACCGGGAACATTTCACGATATCAAAGCCAAAGCAATTTCTGATTACGAGGGAAGCAGTAAGGAGAAGCAATTGTTCAGTGGGCACATGACCGAAAGCCAGGTTGTGACCTATGACAGAAGGGTTAAAATTTCACCAACACTGGACATCCCGATGATGAAAAAAGATGACTGA